CATACTTGGTAAACTTTTAATAAGCGGCTTTGAGAAATCTGAGTCGAAAGAAAAATTTTTACCTATACCTATCGTGTCCGGATTCGAAAACAGTTCGCTTCAGGCTGGGGGGGCATTTAGTCTTGTTGGGGTAAATATTAGCGAATGTTATCCCGCCCTTTTTATATCCGACGAAAATAGTCAATCACACCACATCATCGCGAATAGAGATACGCAGAGCGCGCGCTCTCTGTTGTTTAATGATTCCGATGTAGATGCAGAGTCTAAATATTTCGGAGGCATACGTCTTGACTTGTCTGAGCTTTTAACTAATTATCCAGAAAGTTTGACCACTGGGAATATGCGTCTCACGGGAATAATTAACGCTAATTATTTTGGGCGAGGTAAAGCGTTTCTAGTCGGAGTGAGTGAGTTCGCCCATAGCCAAGAGCCGGCTTCTCCTTATGAATATATTTCGTTATTAAATAGCTACTCTTTGAGTTTCCCGCTAGGGAAAAGCAGGCTCGAAGAGTTGTCTAAAGACGTAGAAATCAGTGGTAAAAAGCCTTCGGTGATCGGATTAAGCCTAGATCGCATTGGGGAAACTGGCTCCTTATTTATTTCTGGAAATTATTTTATTGGGATGACTGGAATAAGGTTTACAGACGGCGCCTCAGACGGGAGAATCTCACTCAGTCAAGCCGTGCCATTCTTTGATAACTACAGGATCGCGGCGGTGGAGACTGGACGAGAAGCCAACATATACGAGAAGACTCACGTCGTAGCAGTTAATATACAAGACTTTAATTACACGGGTAAAAGCGGCGTATTCCTTTTAGCGGCACCTTACTATGAATGGGTATGAGTAATTCACTGCAAATTTTAAAACCTATCGAGATCTTTGGCTTCAGTCCTCAGTCTGGAGCTTCTGGTCAGTTCTTTCTGGTGAGCGGAAGGAACCTGATCGACGTAGCTTCAGTGTCGTTCAGAGATCCGTTCGAAAAATCCATACCGGTAGAATCCTTCTCGAAATACTTTAATGGTTCGGACTATGGAATATCTGGTATAATACCAAACCTTCACCCCTCAAAAGGAATCTACGAAATAGTCGTTGAGAACGAGACCTACGGCGATTATCATTGCTGCTTTTATACTCCAATGAGCGGCGGGTTGGCGGAGGGGGTCAAGAACTATTACAAGCAATTCTCTGATAGAATCTTTCTTAACTCTATCGTGCAGCCCACAGGCGTTACGAGCGCGCAGGGGTTCGAAGTAAAAAACATAACCTTTACGCCATGCAGAGCAGAAAGCGTAGTTAGAATTGACTGTGAATTAAATCTCTATGCTTCGTCTTTTGCCGGAGCCGTCATATGTTTATACAAGAATTCTGAGACTACCCCGAGAAGAGTTTGGAGTCAGTTCCTGTACGACTCTAGCGCAGGGACTGTATTTAAATTTACCTATACGACTTCTGGGACAGCCGTCGCCCCTCAGACTTGGAGAATCAGATTAGGCAGGACTCCAGACTACGCAGCTAGCATCTACCTGAATCGAAACGTGAGCTATCCCGCTCTATACGGGACCGCCGCTCTTTCAAGTATTAATATTACGGAGTTTGCGACTTAGGATACTTCTCTTTAATAGAGGAAATAAAAGAGACAAGCTCGTCCATCTTCGCTGGCCTATTCATGTGAAGCTCTGTAATAGCTTCGAATTGCTTATGAATCGGCCATTGAGAGAGGATTTCATATTTTCTGCTATTTACGGCAGACGAGTTCAATACCTTGACCTTGAATTCAGCAGAATCCCAAATTGCAGTTAACTCCATAAGAGAAGGCTTCGGGACAGAGTTTCCCTCGTCCCATGCGAGGGAATCGTATTCTTCGCCCATCGCCCATTGATGGTCTGGGAAATTGAGTTCTAGAATTTTATAGAGATCCATATTACTTAGTTATCTTTTTGATTCTCTCAATAAGTTCAAGAGTCTTGATAATGGGTATGTCATTTACGCTTTCGTAATCTGGTGCTCCATCCAAGCCCTCTTTGACAAGCTTCTTCTTAATGTCGTTGAAGGAGACATTTTTCTCGTTCATCAAAGCCTTGAGGAAATCCTTCGGGTTAGCTACGTTATCAGACGGGCTAGAAGATGAACTTGGTTTAAACTCTCTATTATTTATTGGTCCCATTTCTTCCTTACCAACAATATTAATCTTGAGGAAGCTTCTCACGCAGCGAACGAAAGCTCTGTTCTCGGCAATGGCCGCTAAGAAATTTCGGGCAAAACTGTCCGTGTTAGAAAGGCTTGCGTCCCCGACGCCGGAGAAAGTAATTTCTTTATTTTCAGTTTCATAATTCGGAATCCATTTAATTTTACAGATAGCTACGACATACTCTGGGGACGGGCTGACGATATCGTAAGTGACCTCGGTAAAGCCCCTTAATTGGGCAAGTTCTTTAATTCCCCCAAGAAGGATGAGTAAATCCGAGTCCTTCATCTTAGATAAATCTACTTCCCCAGATTTATCTCTCGAGACGAGGAACTTGGCATTAATCATCTTTCTCCAATCAATGAATCCGTCCTCGTTAAAGACGTAATCAATATTGTCGATCAGGCCGCTCTCATCTCTGGAGATGGACTTTAATGGTTTTTTGACTGTCATGGTAGAATCTTAAGCCAAGTAGGGAAATAAGTCAAGCCTTTTTCATCACATAAAAATGATGTAGATCTCTCCAAAAGAGTTCCGAGTCAATAGCTGGCGTGAAGTATCCTTCAAGATCGGGGACTGGGAAACCAGCTTCTAGAGCGGCGTCGCTTTGAAAAATTTGGCTTTCAGAAATGATAAATTTATTAGATCTGTAGACGAGATTTTCGATGCCTACAGCCTTGAGTTTTTCAACAAGAGCTGGATCAATGCTCAGTTTTCTGTCTATCAGGTCGAAGTCAAGATAGTAAAGCTTGATGGATTCGAGCTTCTCCGCAGACATCTCCGTCCTGAGGTGATAATTAATGCCAAGCTTCTGCAACTCGTTTACAAAAGCCGGATTATGATTCTCATCAAGGATATATAAAAACTGTTTAATCTTTGGGGCGAAATGTTTAATTAAATCGATCTGAATTGGCTTGTTAGTTATAATGCAGCAGTTAGACACTGAGAGTTGCTTAGCAAGGATCTCCTCGTTAAAAAGCAAATCCATCCGAACAATGATAGCGTCTAAGCCTATAGCGGAAGTGTCGATGACGCTATTAGGGACGGTCTCTACGTGCCTATGAAGATAGCTAGGGCCTCTCATGGCGGTTTTAAAATTGATCCTGTCTTTGAGTCCCAACGAAGCTAGCACATGATTGACTATCGTCTCCGGCTTGATGTTATCAACTGCCTTGGGGCTTTCAGAGGCAGAGAATGACGGCTTTTTTTCTTCCAATTCTTGGAGAAGAACGTGGTCGACTGGATTACCCCAGTAGGGCTTTACTACTTCGATATGGTTGTTGGAGTATAGGCAGACTATCTTGCGGTTATAATGCGAAGCTACGTGAGTTGGAAAACTATCCACCCCAAGATGAAGCATGCTATTTTTTAAGATGTAGGCTATTTGATTAATGTTTGTTTGGCCATTGATATTAGCGCAACGTTTCAACTTCTTGTCGTCTTTGGTCCCTATCTGTACGATTTTAATCCCGTTTCTAGTGAGGGTCTGGAAGAGAAAATCCACAACCTCTTGCCAATAGCTATAGCTCTTAGAGTCAAACTTGCTTATCGGATGGATGGTAATATATTTTTCCGCAGTAAGTGGAAAAAACTTCTCGTAAATATAAGGCCTCCCGATTTTCGATCCAGAAGTGAGAGCGTATGTTTCTATTAGGTGCATTTTATGTCTAAATCAATTTTATCCACGCCATTATGGGGATAAGATAATAATCTTTGCGTCGAGAAGTGGATTGGATAAGCTACGTCAAAAAATCCTTTGTGGCCACCGATGCCCTCTAGCCAAACTAGATTATCCATCTGAGGAATGTAGTCTAGGAGTTTATCTACATGGGGATTACCCTCTAAAATCTCGAAGTACTCCTGTTTGCAAGCAAAATAAAACGTCCATTCCGGCCTTGGGTATCTTTTTCTTAAAGACTCGAACAACGACGTAGCCAAGAAAATATCGCCGATACTCTCAGGCAGAATAACTAGGAGTCTATTTTTGTCGTCCTTATTTAAGAGGCCAGAAAATTCAGTCTTCTTGTTTTTCTGGTTTTCATTGGCGGCTGTCTGTCTGAAGTATTTTTCTATATCTTCTCTTTTCGTCCCCTTGGATAACTCTGCAATCCAATACTTAAATCCATCATTATTATTATCGAGATCCATTTTGAGGATGTTCTTGTAGAGGGACAGAATCCATTGCTCATTGTCTTGAGTGTCTTCTATTTGAATGAATGGATTCTTTTCTTCCGTCTTGATTTCGAAAGAGTAATCGACATCGGGAAGTTTATCTATGAGAGACTCAATTAACATTCCGACGTTATTTATGGAGTAATTTCTCTCGACCCATTCCCTAGCGCCCCGGCCCATTTCTTCCCTCTCCCCGATCGTCATTTGATAAACTTTATGTAGCTGAGTAGCTATCGACGACGGGAGCGTAGACGCCTTGCGGAACTCTGTTCCATGCTCTCTATATTCCGCCCAGTCTAGGGGTAAGGAGCAAGCTCCTTCCTCGCACATTTCTTCGCCGCAGCTATAATTAGTAACTAGAGTAATAAGCTCTACGAATTTAGCCTCCTGTATGGGAATCTCTTGTCCGCCCGAAGTAAATGGATGACAATAGACATCCATTAGATTATAGACTTCGTTAAGCTGCTCTTCTGTCGCCCCAAAAGAAACGCTCGTTGTCGTTTGACCCTTTTTGTCGTTACAGAATTTACAGACTAGATCTTGACCCGCGAACGCCTTGACCTCGTAGTTTTTACACGACTTACAGATGTAGGTCGTTAAGATTTCGTTCTTATCAATGCCGTACTCTTCAGCGAGCTTGCTTATCCCCCAGCCTTCTCCAAAATGAGTATGGAGAAGGAGCTTGGTGTTTTTGACTTCTGGATTTTTATCTTTCCAAAGCTTATAGCCCTCAAGAAGATTTGGAACGCTTTTGCGTAATTGATTTCTAAAAACGAATCCGACAACAAAATCAGCCTCATTCAGGCCGAATTTGGACCTTAAATCCAACCGAGCTTCCTTATTAATCTTGAAGAAAAAGCTATTATCCACCGCTCCGTGAACCGTGCGGGCATGAGCCAGTCCTTGCTTGTGTAAAGCTTTGGTTGCGAAATTGCTCCATATCCAGAAGTTCTTAGACTTCTTCGCCGCTTCTATCGCGGAGGGGAGTATGGGTAAAGAATCTAACGTAGTCCAAAGGACAGAGTTAATCTTATCGAACCAGGGTTTTCCCACCGCAAAGTCTATACCCCAAATATCTTGAACCGCAATAAAGACGTCGGGCTTCTCTTCTTGGATTACTCTATCGATATAATGAGCGCCATAGGCAGCCAGCCTTGCGCTATGGGGATCTTTATTTAGCTGGTCTATCTCTTGCTGGGAGTCAGGAAGAGAGCCTACCGTCTTCCAGGGGGTCTTGGAGAATAACTGATTCGAGTAATTCATGCCGCAGGCATATTGAACTAACTCGTATCTTCCGGTACGGTATAGATAAGTTAAAATAGCTCTGGTATTTCTACCAAAGCCAGTTTTTGCCAAAGCGAAATCGCTATGGAATAGAATTTTCTTTTTCTTCATTTTCTACCAAAGGTCTTCTTCTTGAGCTACGGGGGCGGGGTCTTTTCGTGCGGGCTCGGCCTTCTGGGGAGTTTGGGAGGGGAGACTCGGGGCTTCATTCGCGGGAGGATTAAAGCCTGTTCCATCTATGGGGGCGGCGTCTTCCCTGCTCTTCGGCCAAGCGAAAGTCTCGTTCAAGATAACTGATAAATCATTCTTAAGAAGTCTAGCTTCTGGAAACGTAAAGCCAATAAGGAAGCTCGATTTGCTGGTAGAGTCTTCCTTGTCCTGCTTATTGACGGAGAAAGAGAATCCCTTCTGAGCCTTAGCCTTCTTGGTGATTACTCCGAACGCCGGTCCAGTTAAGCTCGCTTTATCATTCTTTACCGAGACTTCTCCGGAGAACTGACCGATTTCCGTTACTTGGTCTTCCCTGTCGAGATAGGGGCAAAATCTGATTTGAAGAGTTTGCTTCTCGCTATTGTGATAAACGGAGAATTCTCTATTAGACTCTATAGTGTCGATAATCCCCGCTATCTCAATTCGGTTCAGCTTGACGATAACTCTAGCTTTCGGATTATCTTTATTCTTAGAAAAACTTCCTGTCTTTTTTGCGTCATTCCAAGAGTCCTGCTTGATAAAGGAGGACATGATTGTGCCGTCTCTATTCAGCCAAAAAGAGCAAGCGCACCCCGTTACTTTGGGATTGGGTTTATAGAATTGAATCATATGAAATATATTACTTCTTTTGCTTCTCGTCGTCCACTAAAATCTTCTTTAATTCAGACAATTTAGTATAGACCTTATTGTCTTGAATCCCTATGATATCTGCGAAAACTACGCCGTCCATCTTCCTGCCTCTTACTATGAGGATGTTGTCATCCTTTGGCAGGCCATTATTTATACTTGCGCATTCCTCTTTCTTGTCGCTGAAAATCATGACCTTAATAGAGTCGCTCTCGTCTGAGACCACCGTCTTGAAATACTTGGTCTTCTTTTCTCTAGAAACGCCTTCGTAGCAATCTTCAGCTCTACCGATAAATATCGCCTCTTGCCCCTGGGCCATCTGATTAATCTCCCTAATAGGACGAAGGTCAGGCCGCTTATCTGAAAAAATATCTATCAGAGTCTTGTTGTAAGTATAGCCCAAAAGCATCTTTTCATAATACCAGTTGGCAAAGTTCTCAGAATTCTTATTTTGATTATAGATTTCGAGATACGGGGCGTAATTCTTTTTAATCGTTTCGTATCTGGAATCTTTAATTATGGGCTTGCCTTTTTCGTCCTTGAAGACTCTTAGGTGCTTAATGATTTCAATCAGATCGAACTCATTCTTCTCCGCGAACATCATCGAGAACTTCTTCTCCTTCTCGGTGAGGATATTCCATAATTGAGATTCGAGCACCACTCGGCTTCTAGACTGCTTAAAGCCCTCTAACGCACCGGCCTGAATCAAAGAACAAAGGACGCCGATGTTGAGATTAGACTCCTCTGCGGCCTTGAAGATTTCAAACTTGTTAGCGAACTCGTTCTTGAAGTTATTTATCTTTTCTATAGATTTCTCAGATATGCCCTTAATAGAAAGAAGACCGAACCGAATATCTTTGCCTTCAATTGAGAAATCCATTTTGGATTTAGTAAGATGCGGAGGCTGGAGCTTTATCCCAAACAAGTCCATCTCCTTGTGGATTTTAGATATTTCAGAGATAGGGTCTGGCTCGTGCCTAGTCATCTTGAGTAGTGACAAGAAGAATTGTTGCGGATGCTTAAACTTAAGATAGATGGTGAGCGCGGCCAGGGACGCATAGGCGCAGGAATGGGATTTATTGAAAGAATAATTTGAAGAGTCTTCCAAAACTTTCCAAAGAACGTCGCCTATCTCTTGGCTTAATGCCTTTTCTTTTATCTTGGCTGCGATCTTTTCTTTCCAAGCCTTTGCCTCGTCCACCTTTTTCTTACCAACAATCCGCCTGAGGATTTCGGCTTCATCAAGAGAGAATCCAATCTTGTTAGCCATTTTCATCATTTGCTCTTGGTAGAGACAAACTCCGCCAGTCTGACCTAGAATGTCATCAAAGAACGGATGGATAGATTGGACAGTTTTCGTATTCGAGAATAAAGCGTACTGGTCTGCATAATCTAACGCGCCTGGGCGAGCGATAGCCAAGACCGCGCTCAATTCGTCAAGATTTTTAGGTTTGACTTTTTGACAAACCCTGAAGTTAGTATCTGCCTCGATTTGGAAAAGCCCGTGGGGACTTCTCAAATCCTGAAGGTTTTGATAGATGATTGGATCATTTAGATCAATCTTATCCATCTCGATGCCGATACCTTTGCAAGCGTTGTCTACAACCGAGACGCTGCGAAGTCCAAGTAAATCCAGCTTCACATTGAAAATGCTAATCCAGTTCATGTCGTACGAAGACACGACGCTGTCCTTGCCAGAGCTAAGTTCGGTCGGGCAGGAATCTTCCATCAAACCATAAGACAGCGAGATGGCAGAAGGATGGACGCCTTTATTTTTGATAAGGCCCCTCAACTTCAAAGCGATAGAATAAACTTCTTTATTATCGTCGCACCAAGTCTTGAACTTCTCTTCCTTTCCGTACGCCTCTTCGATGTCCATTACTTGACCGAACGTTTTAGGGATGAGGCCAGAAATCTCGCTCATTTCCGACTCAGGCTTTTCTCCAGCAATCTTCCCGCACTCTTTAATCAACAGCTTTCCGCTTAACGTATTAAGGGTTAGGACTTTTGCCGTGCGTCCTTTGAATTTCTCTTCAAGATATTCGACTACCCTGTGGCGGCTATAGTAACAGATGTCAAGATCTACGTCGCACATCAGCGACCCATCTAAGTAGGTTATTCCATCAACGACTTGCTTCTTAGCTCTAATCTTAGAAACGAATCGCTCGAAATACAAATCGTTTTTCAACGGGTCGACCTTAGTGACACCAATGAGGAACAGGATAAGACTGCCAGCCGCGCTGCCTCGACCAAGCCCAGTAGGAATACTGTTCTCTTTGCAGAAGTTAATGACGTCCCAGACTAGAAGCACGTAATCAATGAAGCCTAAATCCTTCAGGGTATCTAGTTCGTACTTGACTCTGCCTATATAGGCTTTGTGCTCTGGGGAGTCTTTTTTGAGCTTGAGCGCATTGAAGCCGTTCAAGCAAAGGGAGCGAAGGAAATCGAAGTTGCCAACATCTTCGCTTAAGCCCAAGCCTCTTTTGTATTTTTTGTCAATCTCGAAGGACGGAAGTCTTACTCCGTGGATTTGGAGGTCGTAGTCGGAGAATTTATTGAAAAAGCTCACTTTTGACCGCCCTTTTTCTTTTTTGGTTTTTTCGTTTTCTTGGGGGCTTCGTCATTGAGGCCGTATTTGGCTTCGATATCAGAGATGATTTTCTTAGCCGCGACGACGGCACAATCCGCCGAGCTGTCCCCTGCAAAATTGTAGAACATATCGCATGAGAATTGACCCTTTCCCTTTTGAGCGGTTACGAGCATATAGTCGATACCCTGAGACTCAATCTTCTCAAGCAGGTCGATAACAAAATCAAGCGAAGCCATAATTCAAATATAACTCAAGTAGATAGGAAATCAAACCTCAATTTGGAATTTTAATTTATTCCAGACTTTAAGATTAAGTTCAAGGTCAACCAGCGCATCATGGAGATTCTCGTAGTCGTGGTCTATTGACATTTCCTTACCCAGAAAGGTCAGATTTGATTTAATACCCTTCTTTCTCGTGTGGTAAGCTCTGTACTGATACTCTTGAAGGCTCTCTCCATTCTTAAACGGGAAGCCCATCTTGATGCCTCTGGCTATCGCGTTGGTATCGATAAACTTATGGTAAAGGTGTTTCGACGGCTTGCCCATATACTTATAATACTCTTTAATCAAGTAAAGGTCGAAGGCGATGACGTTATGACCCACGATGTAGTCCGCGTTGTCAAGCCACTCAGACACGGTGGGGAAAATCTCCTCCGGAGTAAGGCCGAGCCTCTCGACTTTCTTGTGGTCGTATCTGGTAATCCTGGCCGCTTCGTCGCTGATTTTTAAATCAGTTTTCCATTTGAGAAAGAAGTTCTTATCATCAACCCTTCTATCTCCAATCAGCTTTATCATGCCAATCTGCCAAGGAAGATTATGACAAAAATTAAGGCACAGATTGAAAGTCTCCGCGTCGAAGAAAACAAAAGTCTTATCCTTATTGAATCTTAAAAGATGCTCGTCCATATTAATCCCGTTGTCCCTTCCAGCTTTCCATGCAGAACTCGTCACTCGACATATGCTCCAGCTCTGGCTTACTCAACGTGGTCCTGTTATTAATGCACTTAAAGGTCAAGAACGATTTAAAGTCCGCCCGATTATTATAGAACACGCTTTTAGCCTTGACGATTTCGTATTTATCTTTAACGTAATCTTCAACTAACTTCTCCAAAATACCATCGAACGGAAGATTGTTATCCTCAATGAAAAACACTGGTTGGCAATAACTAAAATCAGGGAAGCACAGTGAACCGCGCAGAGAATTCTTATGCAGGAACGAATCATAGAAGGGGATTGCGAGGGTCAAGTCTTCGTCTGACCAATGCTCTTTCAGCATATTGAAGTCAGTCCTGGGCTCGTAATAGAATCCGTCCTTGGCTGCGAAGCCGTAAATCTTAATGAGCTTTTGGTATCCGCTTCTATTGTTTGCGAAGATTATATACTTGGCCTGCTTTGACAAAGACTCCTCATCTTTAATTGAAGAGTCAGCACAGACGGTCAATCGAAGCCCAAACCTCAACGAGATACCCACTTCTTTCGCATTAAGGTAAGCCTCCAAAAAGCCACCCATCGAATCCTCTACTAGGCAAAAGTTATCGAGCTTGTTCTGGAGGCAGATGTCAATGATAGAAGATGGGCCATTAATTGCTGAAGACCCCTTCTTCTCCAAGGTGAGAATGCTTTTGCCTATTGAATAGTGAGACTTAAAAAGAGGCGTTATCATGCCTGAATTTAACCCAATTCCTTTAGAAGTCAAACGAATTGTCTTCGGAGGGGTTGTGGTATCTGGGACATCCAGCGTATTTAAGAGTCTTCACTGTTTCCCTCTCTTTTGGAGAGAAGTCATTTTCGAGAGAAGTCTTGATTAAAGCCCCCTTCTCATCGTGAAGACCGTAGTAAGAGAATGGATTCTTTACTGGACAGACCCAAGTTTTACCAGCTTGGCAAAGCCATTTGTTTTTAGCTTTGTCTGCGGCGTAATTAGTCTTGCCTGTTTCCTCGCTGAAGTTATCGACTATCTTGTTGACGTGTTCTAGATAAAGCTCAAATCCCGCAAGCTGCTCCTTCGAAAACTCTAAGGATTGGACGGGCTGCTTGGGGAATCTCAGAAATAGAAAGTCAACGAGATATTTCTTTTGCTTCGGCCAAAGCTTTCTCGACGCGAGAGAGTACATCATCCCCTGTACGTTAGCGTCTAAATCGTCACCCTTAAATTTAGCTTTGCTGGATTTATAATCCACGACCTTAATCATCTTCGATCCTGGATACTGAATGGGTTTATCCATAAATCCCTTAATTCTGTAAGCGGGCTTTTCGTTAACAATATCAAACTCTTGTTCCGGACAGTCGATTTTCGCGCCCTCTCCGCCGAAGAAATCGTTTTGCAAACCCACGAGAATCATCTGGTCGACCATCTCGTAGTTTTCGTCGTTAAGGATTCCGCTTTTAGAGAGGGTCTTCACTACGAGTTTATCAATGGATGGGCTGCCTCTAAGATGACCCTCGTTTATTAACTTGGCGAAGTGATGCTTGTGACGCTCCTTAAGCAAGAGTTCGAAAATCAAATGGCAACACGTTCCTCTCAACGCTCCCGCGTTATTCTTTTCTGGAATGAGGAGATGATATTTAGTCCAATACTGCCAAGAGCAAGTCTCTAAAAGCTTGACCCTAGATGCGGATAAGTATTTTTTTACTTTAGGTTTGTTTTCCATTGATAAATTTCTTCTCTGGACATCTCGCCAAAATCTTTACGAGTAGGGAACGCGATTACGACTTGGTGCGGGTCGAAGTATCTTAAGAGCTTACTCTTACCCTTCTCAGCCGCCATGTTTCCTGCCGAATTATTATCAGAATCATTGTTAAAGGATAGATAGATTCTCTCTAAATCCAACTTCAAGAACATATTGATCAGAGAGACGCTAATATCCAGACCAAAAGAAACGACTACGTTTTTAACTCCGCACTCCCAAAGGGCAAGCATATCACCGATGCTCTCTACAACGATTACCGAATTGGACTCCTTTATGATCAAATGATTCACGGAGCAAGGATATTTCCATTCAGATTTATCGCCGACGTGCTTCCACTTCGGCCGTTGATTATTATCGTACTTCAGCAAGTCTCTTCCGGACGCCCCAACGAAATTATCTTTATGGTCGAAAATCGGAAACACATATCTGTCCTTCATCTTCCCGCTGGTGATAACGCCGCCCTTGAAAGTCCTGAGGGTTTCCTCCGTCACCCCACGGTTAATCCAGTAGGAATGGTCTTGCACAAGTTTAAGCAAATTCTCCTTATCGAAGGTCTTCGCGGTTTTAATCTCTGGCCTAGTTTGAGTCTTTAAGGTGTTAAAATTCTCGTACTTGCCAGATATCCAAGTCTTCGCTGCGTCAACGGAGGTCAGGTTCAAGGAGAGCTTGACTAGCTCCTCGAATGAGCCGCTTATGTTCCGAGCAAAGTCAATGAAGTGGCCGGAATCCTTCTTGACGCTTAAAACAGTGCTGTTATCTGAATCTCTGTATATCGGCCTGGTTCGATACTCTTTTGCGTTCTCGATTATGTTTGTGTATCCTAAATCAATCAGGATTTCTTTGTAGTTGTTAGAGATCTGCATTGCTGTCATTCTTGCTGCCGTCGTTAAGCTTGTACGTCTCTTTGGCCCTCTCGCAGACGTGCCTCAAAGAGCCCCTCTCCGTGATGTTAAAGTTGTTAACCTCGAAGTTCAGATAATTCATTACATACTTCTCAGACCCATCAGGGAAAACTCTGCTCATGTAGTCTTGATGACCCATCGCGTCTCTGCCTTGGAATCGAGACTTGAGCGGAATAAGCTTGTGCGTCCCGAAGTCCACGCCGTCCTGCTCTATTTCGTCTAGGGTCTTTCTTCTAAAAATTCCGGTGAACGCGGCGTACCATTGCAATCTATCAGAGAGAGAAATCGCCGAAGAGTCGTCGGTCACGTTGGCCGCTCCTCTGTTCCTGTTTTCTCCGGTACGGTTCAACTGCATGGCCGTAATCATCGGCGCATTGACCTCGACCGAAATCTCCTTCAGTCGGCTAATCTTCTCTCCGATAGCCTGATGCTCTGCCCAATTCTGTCCGATTTTCTCTCCGGTCATCTTTACGTAATCGTAAGCGATGATGCACGTATTGCCTCTACCGACCTTATTGTAATACCACCTTTTGATAATAGAGCAAATCTCGTCGATGCTCTTATTGCTAACGTGGTAGTGATAATAATCTTTGTCCTGCTTTAAGAGGGCGCATTCACGGACCTTCTTAAACATCTCTGGATTCTTGCGCCAGTTACCCGTCTCTAGATACCAAACAGGAACGCCCGTGAGAGCCGCCGCCATTCTGAATTTGATTTCTTTCGTTTGCATTTCCGTATCAAGAATTAAGGCTTTCACTTTTCCGGCAGAAGCCGTCTTGAAGCAAACGTCATTAATCCAAGTCGTCTTTCCTTCGCCAGGGCGAGACGCAATTGCATAAACTTGCCCAGGCTTAAACCCGCCATACATCCTGTTGAACTCGGAATACGGGCTGATTAAACCCGAGTCTGTTTCTGGAGCATTGCCCCTCTCTTCAATAAGCTCCGACATTTCATCGGTAAGCTTTTCTGGAGCATCCGCGTTGGAATAGAGGGAGACTTTCTGGTTGTAGATTGCGTCGCAAGAGGAGATGATGTCTTCTACGTTTTTGTCCCCAATATTTTTTACCTCTTCGATTATCTTGCTTCCGGTGGCTGCAATCTCTCGCCGGATTCTGTATTTTACAAGCTCCTTGAAGGACTTGACTACGGCGTCTTGATTTATTTGACTAAAGTAAAGGGTCTCCAGATAATCGTAGATGTTGATGTCGTCCTTGAACGAGATTCCTAAATCTTTGATTTTGGAAGCGATGATGACTCGGTCCACCTTTTCGTTTTTGCTGAGCGTGGACTTGATGACTAAGAAGATTGTGCTGTGAACTTCGTTATAGAAGTCACTCTCCGTTATGAAGCCGTCAACCTCTGCGAAGAAATCTGGGAATTTGAGCAAGCCACTGAGAGCGTGCCTCTCAACTTGAAGCGAGTAAATCATATTGCTATGATAATCCGAGTAAGGGAAAAAGTCAACTACTCTTCTGGAGTTTCTGAACCGTCGCCTTCTCCAAGCGGATCTTCATCCGCGTCGATCATTTGGATGGTTTTCTCTATGTTGTACGCCTCTATCGCCTTCGACCAGTTCGTGAGATAAAAATTTAAGGCCATAGCGTTCGTTAAATTATCAAAATTGCTCATGACCTCAGGCATTCCCTTTTCGTTCAAGCAAAATAATATGAATCCGCCATTGGAGCATTCATTAATTTGGCGGAGGAGTTGCTTGGGAAACTTCAGTTTCTTTTTACTCATTGGCATATGAAGTTACACGATATCAACGCCAAAAGTTGTTGAAAAGAAAGATAAGGAAAGGTTCTTAATTTCGCTGGTATCTACTTCTAATAGGGTAAATCCATTCTTTTTCAGCCAAATACCCTTCTGGTAGTCTCTTTTAATTCCCTTTAAGTAATTCGTCCGTGAATTATTATGAAAGAAAGGATTGAAACTAGAGTGCTGCGGACCGTTAACTTCGATAGCAATTTTCTTTGTAGCATTAAAGAAATCGATCTTAAGCAGGGAGCCATAAACTGGGAACTCCTCATAGACAATATGCCCAAACCAATAAGGCTTGAGGAACTGTTTCATGTTAAACTGGGCCATCGATCTCGATTTAACCTCCCAATCGATAAGGTATTTTGAAACATTCTTCTTGGCGAGCTTGCCTTGTATATTAAAGAGTCTCATTGATTATCGAAAATCTTTCTGAACTTATCAAAAAGGTAGGTAGTAATCTTAGGATTCTCCTCGAGATACGTCACGAAGTTGTCTTCGCCTTGATGCTGCTTGCCCATCTCGATCCCATTGTCTAGAAGCTCTTTTAAGAGTTCGTCCGAGACGGTAATCCAAGCGCCGCTCGCCTTGACAAGGCTCCACATGAGAAGAACGTCTTTAATCTCATGCTCAACCCAAACGCTCTGCCCGTTTTTACGCCCGTACTTAATCGGATAGCGGACTTCTTTATTAGTCTTCTCGTTCGCAGTCTTCCTGAAGATGATTTTGCAGTAATGCCCGATAATATCTTCCTTGCCCTTCTGGGCCTTGAGAGCCTTAGCTTCGCCGAGCATCAAATCCGCCTTATGCCTCTGCTGGAACTCGAGAATCCAATCGCTGTAATGGAGAAGGGCGTTGCCTCCTGAAGCGTTAGTCAATTTGGGGTCAGTCTTGGCGTACGGATTAATTGAGACGGTGCTTCTGACCTGGCTGACAAGAATACAAGTATGACTCTTAGAGGATAAGCCTAACGCCATCTTCCTCAAGAAATCAGAACTCAGCAACGACCCGCCAGCGACTTTATTAGCTTCTTCGAAAGGCTTATCTATATCACCTCTAGGAACTAGAGCATCCATCGAGTCGATAATAAACAGATACTTTTTATTGGAGGGATTATTCTTGACGAGCTCCCTCATCAGAGAAATGACTGACTCATAAATATTGCACTTATACTCGAACCATCTACTCTCAGACAAGTCCATCCCAGCACGCTCTAAGATATCTTTCGATAATCTTCCTTCCGACTTAACGTAAAAAACATAAGGATTTGGAACTGTCTTCTGGAAGTTCCTGGCGAAAGAAAGGGCTGCGGAAGTTTTGCCTCCTTCGGAAACGCCAGAGAACCTAAGGATTCCAGGGCGAAGTCCTCCACCCATCTCCATGTCTAGAATCAAGCTTCCGCTGGAGACGACGTATGATTCGGCCTTTTCAAAATTATAATGATCGTCCTTATTTGTCTTTAAATAAGAATTGATTTGGGATGAGGTCGTAATCGACGCCTCTTGCTCGTCGTTTTCTTTTTTAGGTTTTGCCATAAGTTTTTAGAAAATCTATGATTGTTTTGGGCTTTAAGTTAATTACTACGTCTTCGCCTATCTTGACTGGCCCGATAGCGTGGGCTTTAGTCGGAGTATTTTCAATCGACTGCCTGGCTTCCTGAGCCAATAGGAAGGACTTGCCTTCATTAGTCAGGAACCAACTGAGAGTGGCAATCTTAAAACTGATTGAAAGGTTATCCCAAAAGTCTTCCTTATTGTACGTCTTTAGCAGCTTTTGGGCGATTTTGGTTTCCTTCCCCCAATTGATTTGGGAGGAGGAGACGAACTTAATCACTATCGCCTTGCAAAGATTGCTGGGTTTGGCCTTACTCATCGGTTAACGATAAGCTACCACGAACGGGAGGATAATCAAGGCAATAGAGAAATATCGTATTTAACCATCTTCGAGACTAACTCCGGGAAGGAGACTTTAGGGGACCATCCCAATTCTTCTCTTATTGGAGTGGAATCTCCAAGGAGGAGATCTACCTCTGCGGGCCTATAGAACTTGGGATTAATTCGCACGAGGCATCCATCTACGTCAGGGATTTCTTCGTGAATATAGTTAGCTAGATAGTACTTCTGCTCTTCTCTTACTCCCTGCCAAAAGCCGTCAATGCCTGCTACCGAAAAGGCTTTCTCGACAAACTCTTGGATAGAGTGAGTCTCGTTGCTGGACAGAACGTAGTCCTTTGGCTTTTCTTGATTGAGCATTAACCATACGCCTTCCACAAAATCTTCCGAGTCCGACCAGTCCCTTTTAGATTGTAGATTCCCGAGTTCTATCGGGGCGAATTTTTTCCCCGCTTTAATAGCCGCATTGATTCTTGCAACTCCTTTGCTGATTTTTCTCGTCACAAACTCCTCTCCTCTTTTGACCCCCTCGTGATTAAAAAGGATTCCATGCACAGCGTAAAGATTATAGGATTCTCTATAGACCTTCGTGATGTGGCGAGCAGCCGCTTTCGAAGCTCCATATGGTGAGCGGGGCTTTATGGGGTGATCGATGTCTTGCGGAGAATAATCTACGTTGCCCCACTCTTCGCTACTACCAGCGCTATAGAATTTGCAATTAGGTTGGAATTTCTTAACCGCCTCTAGGCACCGGAGTACTCCTAAAGCGTTCGTATCAAAAACATGAACGGGCATATCCCAACTGATACCCACGAAGGAGTTAGCTGCGAAATTAATGAAGTAGTCCGGCTGGATATCTTTGACTAAATTATTAAGACTAACCTCGTCTGTCAAGTCCCCGAAGACGAACTTGAATCTTGGGTGATCCTCGAATCCCTTGGCGTTGATGAAGTTTGGGTTGGCAGACCGGCGCATCATACCATAAATCATCATTTCTTCTGGAAGCTTCAGCAGATATTCTGCCATATTTGCTCCGTCCTGGCCAAGGATTCCTGTTATTAGAACTTTTTTCATTTGCCCTTTTTTATAGGTTTAAGCCACCAGCAAACCTCGTCTTCCAAATCCCAATCCGGTGATTGAATCTTCTTCAATACGCATTCTACCTGAAACTCTCCAGAAGAATGAAAGGGGGGAGTAACGGAGTAATCAAAGCCAAAATCGCAATCTTTCACGTAATCTACTCGATAAGAGTTTGGCCGCAGAGAACTCTCTATCTCTATTAATAGCTTGGCTGGAGTATAGAATCTCTTATGGTCTGAATTAAATCTACTAGGCGTCTCTTTCCTCTTCTCGTAAAGGAATTGATGAGGAACTACGATTATGAGATGCCCTCCCGTCTTTAGCTTCTTGAACCATTCGCGGATGAATGCGGTAGGATTCCAGATATGTTCAAGGACATGGGAGGAATAAACATAGTCTAATGATTCATCCTCGAACGGAAGGTGCAGTCCATCGTAGCCGGGAGAATGAAAGTCTATCCCTTCCGCTTCGGGGGTCACTTTATCATTTTTTGGGTTACCAGCGGAATACCCTACGTCTACGCCGACCCCTTGGCAGAACTTTGAGAAAAAGTTTTCTTTTTCTCTTCTCTCTCTCGACTTGCTGGTTTCCGAATAAAATATATTACTCATAAGACTTTATTGCGCTATCTAAGGTCTGGATGATTTGGACTTTCTTTGATAATACTTCTTGGCATCTATCGAAATTCCAGTAGCCATGAGGAGACTTTTTAGACTCAAATACTACTTGTTTAATGTCAGAGAATAGACAGGCCCACGTCGGGCCAGTCGACGAGCCTAAAGCTAAAGAACATTTACTGATGCACTTTTTCAAGTTCTCTATATTCGCCGCGTATTCTTCGGAGAATTTTTGCTTCTCATAGAATTCTTTTAAATTTGAAGAGTTCTTATTTCCACAACAAATAATCTTATAGCCTTTCCCCGCGAGATCTTCGCAGACCCTCAGCCAGAATGCTGAATTATAAATTCTATTTCCGTCCGTTTTTTCGTCAGGATAAATTAGGGCATTTTTTTCTTTATAATCGCACTTGTAGATTACTGGGGTTTCTATCCTTAAATCTTTAGTGTCGAAGAATCCGTTTTCCCAAAAGACACTCTCGAAAACAGTATGAGCTGCCCAGCCATAATTCAGATCTAGGCTAGTGGGCTTATGAGCGACGCCGCTCCTGTATTCTTCTGGAGCTGATTCATAATTGTCAAAGACTCTGTCTTTACCCAAGACGTCAGACCAAAGAGTTTTTAGCGAGGGACTTATGGGAATATATCCCGAGTCTAATCCGTATTTTTTGGAAATGTTTAAAAACGAAAGAACCCTAACTGAAACATCTCCGAGAGAGGCGTACTGAAAATGTCCTTGATTTTGAATGAAAAGGTGCTTAAGACTCATAGTAGGCTATCCAAGTATTATGGAGGCTAGTAATAGGATTCTTTAAGTTAAAGGTAGACAGGCCCTCTTTAACGTATTTAACATTTCCGAAATCATGCCAGACAATGACTCCGTTCGGATTTAATAACTCTAAGGACTTTTTCGTGTCAGCCACCACTGCGTCGTAGTCGTGGTTTCCGTCAACGAAAATGAAGTCGAACTTCTCCTCTATAACCGCCGACAAGAAATCTTCTTTAACTATCTTTACGTTCTCTTTGTCTTTTACTAAGCGGCCTATCTTGTCTTGGGAAAGAAATTCTCCTCTTTGATTTGCGGGCCTATCAACGGGAGCAATCTTGTCTCCTGGGTCGAAGGTGGTGATTTTAAGATCGGGGAATTTATCACTTAAAATTTTGGTTGTATATCCTTCGTGAGTCCCTATCTCGAGAAGATTTTTAGGATTATGGAATCTAACGAGGGAAAGGAGGCAGCAAACGTCTATCCACGGAGTACACCAGACGTTTATCCCTTTAAAAAGACCCTCTTTATCTAAATCGAATAGGAAGTTATGAAGTGGCTTGTCTCGTACCATATTTGTGATTTTTGACGATTCTTATTTGTCTCCATTCATTATTTTGGAGGCTATTGCTGTGGTAGAGCATCCATTTATCGTATTGAAGATTAAGACTTCTGATAAATCAGATCCCACGACGTCTTCCTTCTTATAGTCTCCACCTTTGATTATGTAGTTTGGCTCTATCCTCTTAATTAAATTGTAGGGATTATCCTCGTCAAAAATAATTACGTCATCCACAAACCTGAGGCTCTCGAGGGCAAATTTTCTCGCCTCCTGATTGTTGAACGGCCTTGACTCCCCTTTGTTTCTCTTAACGCTCGCGTCGCTATTTAGCCCGACGATGACCGCTCCGCTGCCCGCTTTTTTCCGGCAAAATTCTAACAGTTTGAAATGACCAAAATGCAATATATCGAAGCATCCGTTTGTGAAAACAGTTTTATGAACAGGCTCCTTACCTGAATGCCCATCTTCAGACTTAAACTCGTCAGAAAAGGGGAAGCTTCTCAGGAACCTGGTGTGCCTCGCCGGACTGCCTTTGACTAAGGAGTAATCCATGACGCTATGACTGACGACGGATCCCGCCGCAACCATGCAGTGTTCACCTAAGATCACTCCGCAGACGATAGTCGAGTTGGCGCCCACGGAAGATCCTTTCTTGAAAAGAGTTTTACGAAATCTATCTTGCCAATTGCCCTTAGATCTTGGATATATGTCATTCGTCGTAATGGTGTTTGGCCCAAGAAATACGTCATCCTCTATAGTTACTCCGTGGTAAATCAAAGAGTGGTTTTGTATTTTGCAATTATTTCCTATTGATACGCCTTCTCCGATGTGGACTCCCTCGCCTATCATGCAGTTCTCACCAATGACTACGCCTTTGGAGACGTGAGAGAAAGCCCAAATCTTGGTGCCTTTCCCGATGTTATCCGTTTCAATTATAGCTGTATGATGCACGAAAGGATCCATATTTTTAATTTTTTCTGGGTTCATATTTCTTCTTCCCCAATTGGCGTCCCAATATGTTTAACGCAAACGTAATCCGGATGAAAACATGCTATGTCTCCCGTTTTGCTGCCAGACTGCATTATCATGCGGAAAAATGTCTCGATATGAGTGCCGCTTCTAGAGAATTCGCGCTCCATAATTCGGGCAGCCCAATACAAGTCCCTCGTCCTGCATAGATTGGGGTTAAAGGAAAACTCCTTTGGGGAGACTAGGATATGATCAAACCCCGTCTTGACTGCGGAGATCCTCTCCACGTCGGAAGCGTGCCTCAAGAATCTGAAGCAAACTAAGTCTGGATTTGAAGATAGGAATGCGAGAGCCTCTTTAAAGTAGTTCAGCAAGTTTTTGTCCTTCGATAGTTTAAATACAAAGTCATCTTCTAGCCAAAATACGAATGGTTGACTTTGAATTTGCGGACTGCTAAAAAGCTTGCAGATATCCTTGGCGTGCTCGACGTAATGCGAGCTGTCGTTATGCTTCCATTTGCCCTCCGTTATGATAGACTCTATTCCCCACTCAGAGAAGAACCCGGACATTTCCTTTGCGATAGCCTCTTCTCCCTCCGATAATTTAATATGAGCAATTTTTACTGAGAAGCAATCCCCTTCCAGCTTCTCGAAAAGGTCACTTATCGTCCGTCTATAGATATCTTTTCTATCGTAATGACCTTTCGTCGTCGTAAAGAAGGCGAGGCTTAAAGGCAGTTTCATTTCCATAGTGGCAAATTATGCGGATATACTTCTATTTTATCTAACTCTTCTAGCTTCTGTATTATGTCGTTTACTTCTTTACCAGCCCTGTTCTCCCAAACGGGTTTCCAAAAGTTGTTCATGCGGAGGCGATGCTCTAAGTCCACCCAACCCGTATGCCAAACAAAGGGGACGCCCTTTTCTCTTATTGCTTGGAGCTTATGGACTCCAGGCGCCGAGGGATTAAGGATTGCCCCAGCTTTTACCAAAGACCCATCTTGATAAATAGCTTCGCACGAGTCGCTTTTCTTTATGTCTATCTTTCCGTTATCTAATTTAGCAAAATCTACCACCCCTCTTTGGATACCGATATGATTCCTGTGCAAATACCACTTAGATCCGATATCCTTATAGCTTGAAAGATTTTTGCATAGATCTATGACAGGAATCAGGAGGGCGTCAAACTGAGGGTTTCGGCTAAGAAGGTCTGCGTGAGCCTCCCATTTCGGCCTATCTTTAGGGTTGATCCTCTCGTCGGCGTCTAAAAGGATGCAGTAGTCCTCCTTGCAGCCCTGTAGGGCCTCATTCTTTATTTTGCCGTCAAAGGCTGGGTCTGAATATTCAAACCCCGTATTGACTAAGTTTAGCTTATTGGGGGCATTTTTAGCACCCCACTCGCTAAGAGCTTCAAAGGTTCCGTCTTCGGAGGTATTTATAGCTATAGTAACCCTATCCGCAAAGGCGCAGAAGTTACCAAGCATGTCCTCAAAGTCGAACTTGCCTTTCAAAAGGTTGAAGCTTGAATTGTATATTTCTAGCATATCTTAAATAATGGGCCGCTCTTGATATCTTCGAGAGTATGAGAAAGGATGTGCCAACGATAAAAGTCATTTAAGATCTTTTCATCATTGACTATTTTTAGCAAAAGCTCGTCTTTCTTAAATTCTCCGCTCTTCATCCACTCTTTAAGCCCGTTAATCGAATACTCTATCCCAGTTTCGCCAAGGATATGCCTGAAGACTTGGCGCTGGTGTTCCTTTTGTCTGAACTCCTCTTGGTTTCCTTCTCTCCCAAGGAGGAGGTGGTTAGACCTCGCGTAGACGAAGTAATATCTAACAAAATGATCAATAAAATTATGAAGTGGTCTACCTCCCTCTTCTCCGTCTTTAAGTCTGTATGCGAAATCTCTCTCTTCAGCATAGTAATGCTTTAAGTCGATAGCATTCCCTCTGGCATTCTGGAGCCCCCAATGGGGACTACCCGAAAAAGACATATCATCAAAGTACTGGAAAGCAAACCCCTTGTCGTGGCTATAGACTGACCGGATTTTTTGAGACGAGACTTGATTGATGAAAGACTTTATATTCTTAGCGAACTCTAAGTTAAATCTTTCCATCGAGTCCCTCATAATAAACCAGTCCCCATTTTTCATAGGGCCCTGCCTCACAAACTCGTTCATTTGAAAATCGTGGTCATTCGTCCACTTCCTGTAGATGACTTCTCCACGGCCTTTTCTTTCTTCTAAAAGCTGCTTCGTTCCATCCGTCGATCCGCCGTCAACGAAGATTAAACCATCGACATGCTCGTAAATGTCTTTTGTTAAAGCGTCGATGTTGCTCTTCTGATTGTGCGTGATTCCGCAAAGATATACTTTCATAAATTATTTCCAATGCTTAAAGCTGTGAGGCTTCTCCTTCTCTGGGATTCTGCCGTCTTCCCAGATCCCCGTCTCTATTACTTGATTCCACTCTTCTTCGTTAAAATACGGATAAACATACTTTTCTTTAGGTGAAGAAACCATCCACAACTCTTTAGTGTCCGTTCTGTGCTTCCATTTTGACCCATCTGGGTTTTGTCTTACCGCCCACTTACCAACGTCAGCAACTATCGTCGGAGAAACGCTTACAAAAGTTAAGTCGTTGCTCTTCGCGTATTTCTGTATCGTTTCCTCAGTCCATTCCAGATGGTGAAATGGGCCGGGGCCTCCGCCGAGCTTGGGAATGCTGTTGTAAAATTTTACATTTATAAATTGAGCTCGCTCGCTGTATTGTCCGTGACCTTGATTTCCGGCTAAATCTATATGAGACAACTTGGGATTCTTTTGTAAAACATCCACAAATGAATCAGCGTCCGATTGGTTTATTGCATGAAGGACAAACTGGTCACATTGGATGTAGAACGCGTATTCGGTATCGCAACTTTGGAAAAGCTGCATCGTGCCAAAGCCACATCCGTTGTTCTCCTCGTTGACGAGAAGAACATCTATCAACCCTTCCTTAAGAAACTCAGAGGCATAGTCTTCCGAATTTCCGTTGGCAAGGTAGTAAATTTTTTTATCGAAAGTCGCGAGTTCTCTGATGGAGAGGAGGCAGTTCAGGGCTTCCTGTTTCTTATTGTGGTCTAGAATTAAAATCGAGTGCTTCATTAGTCTTCTCTTATTTCTGGGATTGGAACGTTAAATTTTTTGTGATAATCGAGATCGAACTCCAACTCCTGCTTTTCCTCATTCCATTTATAGGAGCAGCCGCCGTAATGCTTGATTTGATACTCAATTTTTTTCTTACCGTTTTTGTTGAGCCAAGTCATGTGCTTGACGTGAGCTTCTTCTTTCGGGATGTCTAAAGTACTCAAAGACTTGTAGTCGATATTCCCAGCATAAACTATGTCGTTTTCTAGATAGAATTGATCTATCTTCAGCGGGAGGATATTACTGAAAATTCTTGGCGGCTTGAACCCATCGATCCACTTCTTTCCGTCAAGGATGTAGTTTTTGAAATTGATAGAAAACCAGTACTTGTCTTTATTTTTTTCTACGTAGCTGACTATATTCCGAATCTCTTGCTCGGTATAAAACTCGTCCCCGTCTAGAATCCATACAAAATCAACCTGCTTATATAAAAGATAAGATAGGACTGAATTTCGGGCGGCCTGCTCAATCTGCGGGACTGGAGAGATAAACGTGTAATCGAAGGGGTGATTACTTATGATCTCTCTCGTGGCGTGATCTTCGTTTTTGGCCCCAAGAGCCGAATACTCAGAGAAAAGGCAATTAACGGCGGTAATTTCGAAATTAAGCTCGTCTTTGAGTTTAAACCAAGGCTTGAGAACTTCTGGGAGGTATTCTGAGCATCCGTAGAAGCAACCAACTATACCAAACTTAAGATTCATGCAGCTTTGACCAGCTGCGAAAGGGGATTATTTAGAATCTTTCAACGCATCGATCTTTTCTTCGAGCCTATCGAAACGATGGTGTACAGCCTTAACTAGATTATTATGATCTTCCTTGGAGACGTACTTGTCTGGAATGCCCAAAGCGAGAGTAGTAAGGTCGTGGGAAAGCTTATCGTGCTGCTCTTTTGAGTACCTGTTTAGGTCTTTGTAGTCTCCCTGCATCCTATCCATTAGGCCAAACACGATTTTAAGCATCCATCCGCTAAGGAAGGTTATCAGGCCAAAGGAAAAATTTACAATAATTTGCCAATCATTCTTTTCCATACGCTTTAATTTACACTTTATTTAATATCTTGGTCAAAAATCGTCCTGCAAAGAGCCTGAATTTTGATAATCTTTAACTTTTCTTTCAAAGAAGTTAGTCATAGCCCCCATGTCGATGACCTCTGAGAGCCAAGGGAACGGGTTCTTGTCGCTATCGAATCTGAACTCTACCCCTATGGACTCTAAGCGACGATTACCAATATACTTCATATAATCGATAAACATCTCTGCGTTGAGCCCCAAAATCCCGCGCGGGAGCACGTCATGCGCGTAGGCGATTTCGAGCTCCACAGCCTTCTTGATATGTTCCACCGTCTCCTCCTCGAACCTCTTGGTCCAAACGGAGGGGTATTGGTCTTTAATCGTATTAATAAGGTACGTGCCGAACTTGATGTGGAGGCTCTCGTCTCTGAGGGTGTATCTAATCTGGTCCGAAAGGCCAGGGAGCTTGTTCTGTCTGCCCAAGGCAAGAAGCATGGCAAACCCAGAGAAGAAGAAAGTGCCCTCACATACGATGTAAAAAGAAATGAGGTTTCTGAGAAGCTCTCTTTTTCCCTCCAAAGTCTTCGTGTTGAACTCGGGTCTATTGACGTCAGTCGTGATAGCCATAAGGAAATCATCCTTGGCTTTGATGCTGGGGATGCTTAGGTACGCTTCATAGACCTCGCTGACTCTGAGCGAGAAGGAGTCGCAACAGGTAACAACCGTCCAGTTATGCAGGGACTCTTCGTAGGCTTGGCGCAAAACGTATTGCCTGCATTCGGCGTCACTGACCCATCTGAAGACGGTAAGAAGAAGATTGTTACCTACGAGAGATTCGCTTCCCGCGAAGAACCCCAAGCACCGCTTGACTAAAAGCTTTTCGTCAGGAGTAAGGCTCCCATCTTTCCATTGCTTAACATCGTTGGACATGTTAATCTCTGATGGCGACCAATTGTTGGCTACGCCCTTAAGGAATAAGTCCCAAGCGAATTGGTGTTTATGCGGGAGAATTTGATTAACTCCAGCGACGTCGTCTCCGAGAAGTAGTCCGGTTTTAGCGTTCATATTATTGGCAAGATTCACAACTAGGGTCTAAGATACTGCAAGCCTTAGGTTCTTTGTCTTCGGTATTTTTGGGTTTAGCTACTACGGATTTTTCGATTTTGCTTGCTGCTTTATTCCGGAGGTAATAAGTAGCCTTGAGTCCTCTATTTCTGGCATGGATATAAAGGTCATTAAGGAGTTTGAGAGAGGTGGCTCCATTGAACAGATTAAGGCTTTGCCCCATGTCTATCCATTTCTGCCTCGCAGCAGCAGCGTCAATGAGTTTGAATTGGTCTCTTTCAAAAGCCGTGCAGTAACGTTTTTTGAGATCTTCTGGGATTAGCCCGCCCAGCAGGGACAGTTCTCCGTCCACGGACTTAATCATTTCAACCATCGGCTGATTCCAAATGCGCAACTGCTTGCACTCATTCACGAACCACTCATTGATAATCATTAGATTGCCGCTCTTATTCTCGTAAACGAAAAGAACCGAGAAGTCTGGCTCAATGCACGGCGAACAACCTTGAATATAAGAAATTGTCGCGGTGGGAGCGATAGCCATGGTATTGCTGTTACGAACCCCATTCTCCACGATTAATTTCCGAACAACGCTCCAATCAACCTTCGGGGCAAACTTGGCCCCACTAAACTTGATGGGGTCTTGGCCCAAATATTTCATTAAATTCTGGTACGTGTCTATGGGGAGAATATCCTTAGACCACAGTGAACCCTCGTAGGTAGAATACGACCCCTTCTCTTTAGCGAGGAGGCTCGAATTGAGAATGCAGTGATATGAGATAAATTCCTGCAACTCATCCGAGAACTGAACAGCCTCTTCTGAGGAGAAGTCGATTTTAGAAGAGTAGAATACATCTGCCCAACCCATAGAGCCAGCGCCAATTGGTCTATGCTTTAGATTTGAATTGGCGGCTTCTTTAGTTGGATAGAAATTCAGGTCGATGACATTATCCAACATTCTGATTTGAGTGGCAATCGTCTTCGCCATCAATGAGTAGTCGAGCTTTCCATTCTTCAAATGCTCTTTCAGATTTATAGAGCTAAGGTTACATACTGCCGTTTCTCCAACCTCGGTCTTCTCACCATTATCAAACTTTGAAGGCTTAGTATGCAAGAATATCTCCGTACAGAGATTCGAACTGTGGACGGTCCCTTCGTGCGAATTGGAATATCTAAGATTCGCGTTATCTTTAAATGTAATCCAGGGATGGCCCGTCTCGAAAAGGGCTCGAAGCATCTTCTTCCAAAGCTCTTTCGCTTTGACCTTTTTAAAGTTGGTCAACTCTCCCGCCTCTGCCTTCTCGCAGTAAGCTACATAAGCTTTATCGAAAGCTTCTCCATAGATTTCGTGAAGGTCGCGCACGTCACTGGGAGAAAACATATACCAATCTCCGTCCTCTTGAATTCGGCGCATGAACAGGTCGGGAATCCAATTAGCCGTATTCATGTCGTGGCAACGGCGCCTCTCCTCGCCGGTATTTTTCTTAAGGTCGAGGAAGTCTGGCAAATCCAAATGCCAAGCCTCAAGATAAGCGCAACCTGCTCCAGGCCTTTTGCCGCCTTGATCAACAGCAATCAACATGTCGTTGTAAAGTTTGAGCCATGGAATAAGGCCAGAAGATTTTCCGTTAGTTCCCTTAACGTAAGCGTTCGAAGCTCTGAAGTTAGTTACGTCAAATCCCAGTCCACCAGCGAATTTAGATTTTCTTGCTTCCTGCCACAACCCCTCAAAGATTCCGTCGATAGAATCATCGAAGGTATTAAGATAGCACGAACTAAGCTGGCTGTGCATAGTCCCGCTATTAAAAAGAGTCGGCGTACTTGGGCACAATAAGAATTGAGAGATTGCGTCGTAAAATTCGATAGCCTTCTCTTCTTTATTATTTTCGTTCAAGGCCAGGCCCATCGCTACGCGCATCCAAAAGGCTTGAGGAGTTTCAAGTCTGCGGCCTTCAACGTGAAGGAGATATCGGTCATAAACAATCTGAAGGCCAAGATACTTAAACTTCAAGTCTCTTTCCGGAACGATGGCTTCTGAGATTTTTTTAAGGTCGAACTCAAGGAGCTTTGGATTGACGATCCCCTCTTTAACTAGAGCTTTGAGATTTTTTGAGAAAAAGTACCGATACTGGTGATCTGTCTCTTTTCTGTCGCAGCTTTCGCCGAACGCCTCTTTGAGGATATTAGAAAGGAGGAGGCGAGCGGCCGCGTATGCGTAATTTGGCTCCTTCTCAATCTTTGCCCTGGCCGACATGATGAGAGCCTTGTCGATTTCAGAGGTGGTGATTTTATCGTACAGTTGAACGTGCGCATCCAAGACGACTTCGCTTGCGGAGACGCTATCTAACCCTTCGCAAGATCTTTCAACGCAAAGATTGATCTTGTTGATGTTTAAATTCTCAAGACGTCCGTTGCGTTTCTTTACGTGGATGGTCTTACTCATAGGTTCTATACTTTACAACGAATGGGGGAAAAAGAAAAGGGAAAACAACTAAAGATCGATTTTTTCTTGAAAGGAGAGAAAGAGAGTGTATCAATCCCGATCTTGGGGATGTTTTTTACCTCTTCTCTTCGCGCTCCACTTCTTAAAAAAATCTTGCTTTATTGGGTCTTTTCCTGAAATCTTCTCTCTTTTTTCGCTGGCTTCCTTCGCGGCGTCAATTATGTCCCCAACATTGCCCGCCTTATTCATAGACTTGGCCGCGAAACCTTTGGTGTCGAATGCGTCTGTCTTCGTGTCGATTGATGCGAATGGAACGGTGAATACCCTTTGCCAAGCGAGGTTGTTTTCAGAGTAAGCGTGAACGTCGTTGACGTTTTGAAAAATCTCCTTAACCTGACCAGTCTTTGGGTTTTGAAATATATAAACGGGCATGCTATTTCAAATAACCTAGGACTCTGTCCGTAAATTTGCCAACAGTAAACTCTTCCTGAAGCTTCAGTCCTTCGCGATTGATTCTGCTGGACTCGACTCTCTTTATCGCTTCTTCGCAACCAGCAATGAACTCGTCTTCATTAAAATCATAAATATCACCCTGATTGAAAGCTTCTCCATTTCTGAAAAACACATTATCAATAGAACTAATCTTCCCAGAGGGGTTAATCATCACGGAGTTCTTTTCGTTAGCCCAGCCTTTATATGCCGAGGCGTTCAGCGTAACTGAATGCTTGCCCATAGCTACCGATTGAAACTCCGGAAGACCCCAGCCTTCTCCGCCAGACATGGAAATGATTACGTCTGAGGAATTAAGGAAGTCGTTATAAATTTCATTCTTGCCCATGAAGCCCAAGAAATTAACATTAAAATATTTCTTACCCTCAAGGATTTGGGCGATCAGACCTTGATTCTGTTCCGCAGATAAGAAGTTATTATAAATAGCGCACTGCAAGGAATACTTCGGGTTATTTCCGAACTTCCGAACCCATGACCGGATGGTTTTAACGTGATGCTTTCTTCTCTCTAATTTACCGGCGACGTTAAAGACGATTCGATCATCGCTGAAGTACTTCTTCTCAGAGCGCGCGAAATTAGCCGAGTCGAAATAAAGAGGAATATATTCTACGTTATCGCAGCCAAGACTCTTAAACAAGTCTACGGTCTCTTGGCTAGAGAAAAGGACTTTGTGATTATTCTTTACTATGTTGATCTCGTTTGGGGTGGGTCTATCAAGCTCATAAAAAGAAAGAAGCACTTGCTTCTCACTAAGAGACTCGAGAGACCCGCTCAGATGCCATAGCTTGAAGATTTTATTCTGTCGGCTATGCTTGGCTACGAAGCCAGACGCGGCGAGTTTTATCCAATTGCTGAATTCGGGGTCGTCTTTTTGGCAAGACAAATCCCCATTACTCTCGACTAGGGAGATCAGCGTCTCTTCTTTTCTTCGATAAAGTTCTCTGAGCAAACCGGTCGAGACTTGGCCGAAGCTAACTAAATTGATCGGAAGATGTACGCTGGTCATAGAAAGAAAAAACCCCTCATTTTCATGAGGGGTTTGACGGTGTCAAAGGACGCTGTCTTCGTTGTTTTCTTCAACTGGTTCTCGTTTAACGAATGGTTTCCGGTCAGTCTGCGCGACCGGAGCGGGTGCGCCGCCCTGTTCGTTTTCGCGAGAGGTATAGATTACGAAATCTGGAGCCTTCGGGTTCGTCTTGTTCTTGTTGGAGAAGACGATGATTTTGACAAGCTTTTCGGTGCCAAATTCGTCGACCTTGATGTGACCGGTCAAGAACTTCTGACCAGTAGCCTTACCCTCCTTCTTCCATAACGCGCCAACCTCGCGGCGCTTCATGTCGGATGTTGCTTCAGCTTTCGTTGATGTGGGACTGTTATTCGTATTCATTCTGGGTTCAATATACTCCAGGTTTAGATTATGTCAATGGTAAATTCGGAGTTGGAGTGAATTTTCTTTCTTAAAATACTAATGCCCTTGTCGTGGAGATTTATTGCTGTTTGGGTGCTGATCCCGATATTCTTGGCTATCAAAGCCCAGGGGGATTTCTTATCCGCGTTCAGAAAGTACCTTTGAGAAAATATATTTTTTATCCTCTTGTCCTTGACTTGGTCTAGGATATTGTAGATGTATTCTAGATTTTCTCTCAAGTTGTTGTTTGTTTCGGAGGTGACGGCTCCTTGTTTATCTATATAATAATGGATTGTTTTGTCGTCCGTGGGAATCAAATCATTCCTGTTCATCGAATTCAGGCAGTAGTACCTGACTTGGTTTGCTACCCAAGTCGAAAATTTGGACTTCTTGTTAGTCTTGAACGAGAGCGCAGACTTGTAGATAATAATGTCCTTCTCCATAAAAGACGAGTCAACGCATACTCCGGAATTCACTAAAGGGGTCGAATACTTACGGTAAACATCGAAACAAATCGGGGAATGCCTTTGAATCAACTCCTTGAGGCTATTCTCACATGAGTACTTCTTGATCCTTCTGATTAGGGCTATATCGTCTTTTCTTTTTTCCATGTTTCGATAAGGTTCAAAAAATCCGCAAGACTGAGCTCGGTACTGCTGAAAGTCATTATCTTTCTTCTCTTGCCGGCGGTCTCAAACATTCTGTCTGGAGCCATTACAAAAGACATGACTTTGATTATTTCATCTTCCGCGTAAACGTTCTCTTCTTCCAAATTCTTCGATTCCTCCGAATTCGTTGGATCGACTTTTAGATGACATTGATAAAAGCGCTTTCCTTCCTCTTTAAAACTAAAAATAGTGACAAGATAAAGATATGAATTAGAATCTACCCCCAACTCTGAAAGTTTGAGGACGTTTTGTTTTATATATACCGGCTCGGCGGAGTAAATAGCGAGGACTGGAGTGACCTTCTCTATATTAGAAACTTCTTTCTTCTTGATTGCGTCAAAAAGTTCTTTAATATGTTTCCAGTATGGTTCCTTTTTTTCCATATTTGGCTAAGAGCCAGTCCGAGAACTTAGACACTTCATAATTAAGAACTTGTTCAAAATCGTTTCCTTCACAGTGAAGCCATGAAATCAGGTAGTCAGCCTTAGCTTTAAGCTTCGGGTCATTCTTCGCTTCGTCCTCGTTTGGCGGAAGCTGGAACGTCTTGACTCCGTCCCGCTCGTGGAACTTCGAGATGTGGATGAGGACCCCTCGCCGTTCCTCTTTTATCCAGTGGACTTCGTCTTTGCCGTATTCGTCGTGACGAACGTCGGTGACGCACGCAAAGTCTGGCTTTATAAATTCTCCGTCAAGATCCGCCTCTAACTGCTCGATCCAATATCTCCCACTGGTTTGTTTTCTTTTGATTTTCCCGTGAGAAACCAACGCTGGCCTGACGATATCCTTGGCTTCTCTGGAACAATTAAAAATATCAACACCATACAAAGCTATCAGGGTTTCATTTATCTCCGTCTTCAGTTTATCCGCAAGAGCATATCTCTTAGATGACATTCCCCTTTTGGAGATCTCTTTTGAAAACAGCCGGGCGAAGAGGTCTTTGCCAACTCCCGCCAAGCCAGACACGCCAATGAGATTCATTATTCTTGCTCTTCTGTTTTGTTGCCCGTGCTTAATTTGAAAAGGCTCGTAGAGATAACGAGGAGATTCTTGATATCCTTTTCCGAAATACTCTTGGCATCGCATTTGTCGCCGACATTCTGTACGACGTCACAAAACCCGTTGACGAACTGAGAAATTGAATTGCATGTTTCGGGCGAGAGTTTGATTGTCTGGTCGTACGCTTCAAAAGATTTCTTCAAGACGAAGATCGACTGGCCCTCAACGATCACTTTCTTGACGAGATCCATCTTCTCGAAATCCTCAAGCGCGCCCATCAGACTTGCTAACTCGACTCTACTAGGCTTCTTTGCTCCGAAGAATTCCTCCTTGTCAGCGTGATGGTCCAGGTTAAAACTTTCCTTCTCGGAAAACCAAGCAAAGAGCTGGTTCGATGATTCTTGAATCGTCATTCTGCTTGACTGACGAAGTTTTTTGTTGACTAATTTAAAAAATCGATCCATTATTAGGGAATGTTGAAAATCGGAATCAAAAAATACAGAGATAACGCCGTAATCCCTACTCAAACGAAAAAGGGCGATGCGGGCTACGATCTGTACGCTTGTGAATCGGCGACGATCAATCCCCTTTCGAGAAAACTGATTCCTATCGGTATTGGCATCGAAATCCCAGAGGGATACTACGGTAGAATTGCGCCAAGAAGCGGACTTGCTGTAAAAAAAGGTATCGACGTTCTTGCGGGAGTAGTTGATTGTGGGTATAGAGACGAGATCTCAGTAGTGCTCGTTAATATCAATCCGCCAGATACGCAATCAAATCCTCGGTCTGTGGCGATTAATAGTCTTTTTGGTTCGCCGAATTCCTTCTCGATAAAACGAGGAGACAGGATTGCTCAACTCATCATTGAAAAATGCCATGAAGTTGAGTGGGAAGAAAAAGATGAATTATCCGATTCCGATAGAAGTCTTAAAGGCTTTGGTAGTTCGGGCGTGTAGTTGTTAAATAGTAAAATCAAAAGGTCGAATCCTTTTAAGCTCGCCGAGATAAAACGGTAGAGTTTTCCTAAGATAACCGAAGTTAAGTAGGGTGGAAGATGGTCTACTTCCAATCAAGGGATGACTATTCTTGTCTACACAAGAAGAAAAAACACTTGGTTAATTTCCAAGGCGTGACCCCAGCGTTTGCATAAGCAGGGTAAGGCGATGTAAGTGGAGTTTTACGTGATACAGTTTCTCCCGCCAGATTAAATGGTAGTCGCCTTTAGCGAAAGCTAAATTGTAGTGTGTAGCGGTAAGTCCCATCCGCATTGCTAAAACAGGGCCTCAAAGAAAAGTAGGCACACTTTAATACTCCCCAGATAACACTGGGGGTATTATGTCGATTTCCTAAAGAAAAAGATAAACACGACGCTTAATATAGCTTTGACTTTTGGTTTGCCCGACGGTAAGATATGAGTATGAATCTTTCAGACTGCTTAGATAACTCTATTTGGGCGTCCTTTCTCATGATAGTCTGGTTTCACACCGACGCCTTCCCCGAGTACCTAAGCTTGTTGGGTTTAAGAAAGAGAATCGATGCTGACGGATACGAAAGAGAAAAGCTTAATAATCATCTTCTTAATTATCCAGTGTTTCTCCTAATTAGCCGGAACAGCTTTCTAACGAGATTGATTTCGTGCCCGTTCTGTATTGGGTTTTGGATTTGCCTTGCTTTCTGCCTCGAGAATAGTATAATTAACATAGCCGGAAGCTATGTCTCTTGCATGTTCATCTACTTCGTCTTTGGGAGGATCTATGAAGAAAGTCATTGATGGGCATATCGCTTTTGCCACGGAGATGTCTCTAGTAACGCTTTCTATTACTAACATTAGAATCGTCGCGATAATTAAGTTGGTTCAAGGGCTTTCTGGAGGATGCGGATGTAATCGCAAGGCTAGGGAAATTTCTGCATTGAACGGATTCCGGTCCGTTTGTGCCCTGCTGACTGAATTAGATAAGCAGGAGATCAAGGCTCATTTTAATTGTGAGTCGGTTGAAATTTCTGAAAGCGGTGCTGTATTTTGTTCTTTTTAGCGTGCATAGCTCAGTGGTAGAGCAATTCCTTTACACGGAAAAGGCCGGAGGTTCGAAACCTTCTGCGCGCACCATTTTTGTGGCCTAGTGGTAAGATGGCTGAGTTGGTCTAAGGCGTCTGACTTGAAATCAGAAGATGGTTAACTCCATCCGTGGGTTCGAATCCTACTCTTACCGCCACTTTTCTTCATAAGTTCTCTTTCTTCTCATCTTGTTTTGATAAAAGACTTGACTTTTTGAAGTCCATGGTGTAAAATAACTAAAGGATAAAATATATATGAAAAAAATACTGACGTTGATTTTTGCCACCACCTTAAGCTTAACCGCTCAGGAAGCTCCGAAAGAGGCTTCCGTAGACGCGCCTAGACCAGAGCCTCCAAAGCAGGGCGGCGGAGATTCAGAGAAACTCCGCTTGCAAGGCACTAAGGAAGTCGCCAAGATAAGCACCCGTGCTTCCACCTACGCTACTTCCCGAGTTGCCCCAGCAGTTCGTCCGGCATCTACGGCTTCCCGCTCCGCTTCTGTTTCCCGCGTGAATCTTCGTCGCCCCACGGCCAAGGCCACGACCACCGTAGCTCCCACCGGAGGCTCTAACACTCCACAAAGCGGAGGCTAGTAGCTATTTGAGTTAGTTTTTTATAATTAAATGAAGTATCAGGCCCCTTCGGGGGCCTTTTTTTATTCAAAAACGCCTTTCTTGTGTAAAATAGATACTAGGTACAAATGGCGATTACGTTTACATATGGCGGAAATACCGTAAGCGATGGAGGATCACTTGAAGTCCCCATTAACGGAGTCATTACCGTAAATTTTCCAGCCGTCTCCCCATACGTCTCGTATCTCGTCAGGATAATAGGAGCGTCACCGGTTAACCAGAATTGTGCAGGACCATACTGCTCGCCCGGATGTCCATATACGGTATGTTTAGACTTCGTTTCTGCTGGTGATATTTTTGTTACGCACAGTGGCACCTCGCCCGTAGATTATCTTACTGCGTTTTACCACGGTGTTGACGTAGCAGGCGCGGATTTTGCAATTGATGGCGTAAGCATAACCTTAACGACGCCGAGCTCTTCATCGAGTTCTTCATCGAGTTCTTCTTCCGATTCATGCATTGGTCCCAAAAGATGGGTCTACGGCCTTGGCGGTTCAGAGCAAGAAGCTCGAGATTCTGCGTTATTCCTATTCAACACTTTTGCCACCGCAAATCTAGAATTAACAGGAAACGAGACGATTACGACTACGGGGGACTGCTCCGCCTCTTCCTCCTCTTCCTCCTCTTCTGACTTTTCCGGACCTTGGTACAAATACTATGGCGGGCGAGAAAATTCTGGCCTTCCTCCGCTCGGGTATGGATATGGGGTAAATTCAACCACTTGCGAAGTTCTTCCGAGTGGGGTGGTTCGGGTCCATCTGAGAGGTGCACGCGCCTTCTATTCTCGTGTGTTACTCCCGGTGGATTATCAAATGGATGCCGGTCGAGGAGGTTATGGGGTTTTTGTAAAAACATGTGGAGATAATACGTGCAGACAGACATTCTGGTGGAGCCGTAGGATAAGGTACGGCGGAGGAGCCGGAAAGGTTTCCTTGCTCACTTTCGGTGGGATAATCTATAAAAAACCGCCGTGCAATGCGTTTATAATCACCCAGGTATTTGATACTTGTGAGGAGTGCATTGCGGCGCCAGAGGTGATAGAGACATGCAGTGAGAATGAGTGTCCGGGGTCTCCAGAGCCTCCGTGTGAGTATACCGTAGGCTTGGAGTATTGTCCGTCCGACTCGGGGTCTAGTTCGGGTTCGAGCTCGTCTCAGTGCTCGGATAATGCGACGGTTAGCCCAACCGGAGCAACGGTAAACACTTGCGCTTCGATGTTGGAAAACATCACGATTTCAGATCCAGATGGAATCGAAAATATCACCATGATCGGAGCGGGTGGCGATGCGAACGCATTCTTCACTCCTGGAGATACATCCGTAGTTATTCCCTTCACGTGGGCAGCAAGCGACATGGTGGTCGGAATTCACGAGATAGTCTTTTCAATCGAAGACTCGAACTTCTGCAAGAAAACCATATTCTATACGCTAACCGTAGAAGCGTGCAGCTCTTCATCGAGCTCTTCATCGAGCTCTTCATCGAGCTCTTCATCGAGCTCTTCATCGAGCTCTTCATCGAGCTCTTCATCGAGCTCTTCCTGTTTTAATCCTACCAACAGGATTCACGTCGCGGTCGCAGTAGTCGGGCTTGGTGGTTCTATTCCGTCTACCACTGACACGTTCGATTTCAATTTAGAAGGCCCCTCTAATCCCACGCCCATAGTAGTAAGCTCCGTAGTGGTTCCGGCCGGTAGCTGTAGCGTATCTATAATCAAATCAGACGCAGCAATAAGTGATGCAAATATTTTAGATTGCATCCCCTACGGAGAAGGACCCCTCTCTCAAGCTTGCCCCAACACCCTTTCAAGCGCCTTATTCAGCTATCCGCTACCGCCAGATTATGACTATTACTCATTCAGGCAGACCTCGAATGTTTTGGTCAATGATTACAATCTCACCCTATTCTATTGCTCCTTCTCCCAGAATGCGGCGGGAGATTACGTGTTATGTCAATTGGGTCAGATTCAGATTGTAACTCCCATCGGCGTCTATAGCTCGCCAGTTCCGAACGATGGTTGCTGTGACGCTGAATGTTTTTCTTCATCATCTGATTCTTCGTCTAGTTCTTGCTCTCTGATATCGGTGTCAGCCCAAATGGGAAGAGACGGTCCATTAAATCCGTTTAGCTTCGATCCTTACGCTCCCGGATATATTCCTCCCATTAATCTCACGGATAGATTCATGGTCGAGATTCCGAACTTGGGAAGCCCAGGAGTTACCAGGTATTATCCGACTAATGGATCATGGACAGCTCAATCAAAGCTTATCTTTGATACGCTTGGTGAGGCGCAGAATTTCGTCACCAACATTGCCCCCGGCTTAATCGACATAGCCATCCAAGAATACCTTACGGCGAACTCAATTACGCGTCAGCTCGGTTCTTTTAATAAGATTTGGTCGGAGAACTTATTTGCAGTCGGCCCAGTTACAGCTGCGATGCAGGAAGCTTTACTTGGGGCAGCTCCCGGCTACCCCCTCTCGGCAGAAGATACAGCTGCGTTTGGTAAATACACTGTCGTCGGCAACTACGGATTTACAAACTACCTTGGGTTCGTATCTTATGAGTCGGATTATTGCGGAGTCGGAAGCTCTTCATCGAGTTCTTCATCGAGTTCTTCGTTGAGCTCTTCATCGAGGTCCTCATCGAGCTCTTCATCGAGTTCTTCATCGAGTTCTTCGTTGAGCTCTTCATCGAGGTCCTCATCGAGCTCTTCATCGAGTTCTTCATCGAGTTCTTCGTTGAGCTCTTCATCGAGGTCCTCATCGAGCTCTT